ACTGATTTAGCTCAAATACAACCTCCATTAAATATAGCTGGTTATCAAATTAATAAACATTTTTGTTGGGAATGTCCATATGCTCCTACTATTGTAGGATCTCATTCAAAATATAATTATAATCCTAAACAAAATATTATATTAGATAATGAAATGGTTGGAGATACTATTAACATTTTTATAGAAACCATATTCAATACTGAGGGTGGGATTACATATCATGGACAAACCAGTCCAGTACCACAAGAAATTATAGAAGAACAAATAAAAGTTATAGTAATATGAGTGAAAAAACAGGAAATACCGAGAAGTTAATATATCCCTTTAACGAAGCCAAATTACTTGAAATATTCTTACCAGTATCTAAAAGATGGCATAGGGTAACTTGTGTAGATTTTCGTTCTTGGGATGGTAAACGTAGAATACAAGGTGAACATTATGAAGGACCTGTATATGCCTATGGTACAAATAGAGAAGTTGAATATAAACACACAGAACAAATTGTACCTAGTCAAGTTCTTATTGATAGAAATAATCGTTCACAAAAAATGAGATTTTAAAATGAGTGTTAAAAAAATAGATATAAAGCAAGCATCTAAGTATTTTAGTAAAGAAGAAGATTTATTAGATTCCCCTATTAGATTTTATACTATAACAGAAGATGAAGATGGGTGGGATAAAATAACATACTACACATCCAGAAGAAAAGATATTTATGCTAATAGAGGAGAAGCGGATCAATGGGTTTATATATTATCTAATCCTGCTTTACCTAATATGTTAAAAATAGGTTACACAAAAAATGACCCTGAAACTAGGGCTAAACAAATAAGTGCCTCTACAGGTGTAGCTTTACCCTATAAGGTAGAATGGGCATTTCAATGTTTTAATGGCGAGCAATTAGAGCAAGAAGTCCACCGTGAATTAGCATCTTACCGCGTAAATCAAAACAGAGAATTCTTTGATATACCTTTAGTTGAAGCACAAGAGGCAATTGAGAAAATTGGAAAAAATTATATCTAATGAGTAGAGATTTAAAAAAAGAATTATTAAAAGTAAAGAGAGGTTCCTTTTTAGAATGGTATTCTTCTTTAAGTAAATTAGAAAAGTTAGAGTATCAAATGATGCTTGAGCAACTTTCAAAAGATACTAAAGAGAAGTAATATTTATGATAAATGGGAATTTTTTCAATTTATCTTTTAATTGGGTGTACATGGATGTTTATACTTCATCGTATAAATGACAAATTAGTCATTGAAGAATACAGAATAGAATTAGGGATATTTGAAATTATAATAGGAATGTTAATTTGGCCTATTTCTTTATACATTTTTATAAGATCTATGTTTGTTAAGTAAATTAACTTTTATGTCTTTCATCATTAAACCAAGTAATTTTATCCATTATTTTAAAAAGTATTTGAAAAATTAACTCAGAATTAATATATTTTTGTATATTTATATACACAAGTTGTTTATTTCTCGTTACTTTTAAAATCAAATGCTATGAAAACATTCAAATACCTTTCTGCTTTACTTATAATTTTATTAATAAGTAGCTATTCTTTTGCACAAATTACAAGTTATCCTCATAGTACTAACTTTGCTTCTGGGTTTGGGGATTGGAATCAATCTGGAACAGATGATTTTGATTGGACACAAACAACTTCAGGTACACCATCAGCAGGTACAGGACCCCAAGCTTCAAATGGTGCTAATAATACTACAGGGTATGTTTTTACAGAAACCTCAACACCAAGAAGTACAAATGAAACAGCTAGAATATATTGTACTTTTGATTTAACAGGAAAGACTTCAGCAAGTGTTACATTTTATTATCATATTTATGCCTCTTCTGGTTATGGGCCAGGTACATTAAGACTTAAAGTATATAAAGGTAATTCCTCATCAGGAGGTACAATGCATTACCCTTGGACTGTTACAACATCCCATAATGGTTGGCAACAAGCTACAATTGATTTAGATAGTTACACAGGATATTCTTATGTACAACTAGCATTTGAAAGTATAACAGCATCGAGTGGTGATGTTTGGCAATGTGATAATGCTATAGATGAAGTTGAGATTACTGCTACTGCTGGTGGTGGGGGAGGTGGTGGTCTTATTCCTATTGCAAGCCAAGATTTTAGTGGTTTAACAGTTGGAGATGCAATAACAACTTCAACATCAGGAAACCCATATCAGATAGATAATAGTATAAGTTGTACAACATCAGATACCTGGATTATAAGTTCAGATAATGCTACAGGTACTAGTTGTAGTGGTTGTACTGGGAATAGAGCAAGAATAGATTATGGAGGGTCTAGTTGTGTACAAGATAATGAATTAATAATTAAAAATATATCTCCAACTAAAGATGAAGTAGAAATTAGTTTTAGTTATGGTTATGAAGATTATGATGGTGATGATAGTTTTAAAGCAGTATTATATGATGAAACAGATAATGCTATAGAACATACATTAATAAACACAACTACAGATTGTAATAACTGTAGTTATTCCCAAACTAAATCAGTAACTGCAGGCAACAGTTATAGTTTAAGATTTGAATATTTAGCAAATTGGGACTATGGGTTAACTATTGATAATATTTTAGTACAAGAACAAGGAAGTGCTTTACCTATTGTTTTAGTTTCATTTGAAGGAGAGATTATTGGGGATTATGTTAAACTAGATTGGGTTGTAGCTTCTCAGGTTAATAATGATTATTATACAATTGAAAAATCATTAGATGCTTATAATTGGGAGGAATTAGCTATATTACCTGGAGCAGGAAATACTAATACCCAAATGAGTTATACTACATACGATGAAAATCCAATTATAGGACACAATTATTATAGGTTGACTCAAACAGATTATGATGGTCAATTTGAATCCTTTAGACCTATAGCAGTAACTTTAAAGGAAGAAAGAAAGGAAATTATAAAAAGAACAAATTTACTTGGTCAGTCTGTAGAAAATTCATATATTGGTATAGTTATCCTAATTTGGGATAATGGGGACATTCAAAAAGTATACCAAAATCAATGATTGAATTATTAGTTTTAATTATCGCTATCACTCTACTTTATTTATTATTACCTGTTATTATTGTCTTTATGATCCTAAAATATATTTTTACAGGAAATAAAAAAATGCTAGCTGTATGGTTTTTTAGAACTGCTAGAGAAATAGATATATTTGCCAATGTTGTAGGGGCTGAATTTTGGAATTCTACTTTCATTACAGATGGTGGGTATAAATTTGGAAATCCTAAGGAAACTATATCATCAGTATTGGGTAAAAATCAACGAGATAAAACGTTAACTCTATTAGGAGATGCGCTTCGATGGGTGTTAGATAGAATTGATAAAGATCATTGTTTAAATTCAATAAATGATGAAGCTACTAATACTAAAAAAGACATATCTAAATAATTAATTTAATATTTATAGTCAAATAACCATGTTAGAAGGCTATATAGATATATTAGAACAAGCCATTATTGAAAATGTAAAAGAACTTGAAGAACCTTCAAGGGAATATACTATGAGTGAAACTAAATGGATGGAAGGATACACTCAAGCTCTTAAAGATGTTTTAGCAGATTTAATGGAACAAAAAAGACAAGATAACTTTAAATATTCTGCATTATATAAATTCAATTTAAATTAATTTGATTTCATACTTATTTTTCAATATATTTATTACAAATGGACATTAACAAAATATTTGGTTTATTTGGGAAAAACGACCCTGATAGAAACTACCCAGAACCTTCTGAGGAGGATGTAGAGGGTATGATTGGGTTTGATGAATTTAGAACTACTCCCACTTACCAATTAAAAATGTTCCAAAAAATTATTATTAATCATTTAACATTTCAGAAAAAATTAGTTAAAATGTTTAAAAATTCTGATCCTGAATTAGGGGATTTTGGTGATCTTGAAGAAGCAGGTGAACACATGGCTTTTTATAGAGGTTGGGATTATATTAAGGATACAGATTTAAATAAAGAAATATGGCAAGATAGTGTAAGAATTCAATTAGAAGATAATTTTAATGAAGCATTAGATATGTCAATAAAGTTCTTCGAATCAATAGAAGAATATGAAAAATGTGCTTTTCTAACAAAAATTCAAAAGTATTTTAAAGATAATTTGGAGGCATAATCCTCATTCATTACATTATAATTACGGGTTTAGAGAGAAAGATAAGAGGTAAAAAGAAAAACCGAGAATAAAGAAAAAAGGATAAGTTGATAATAAAGGGGTTAAGGATAACCCAACATAGTTTTATAAAACAAGTATATGAGAAATAAAAAATTAGTACTAAGACGTCTTTCTGCATTAGAGGGGCAATTCAAGAAATTAGATTTCAACATTCATAGAGGGGGAAGCAGAGGAGATATTAATGCTACCCAAAGAGAAATTATTGAAACCATCCAGGATTTAAAAGATATCGTAGAAAGAGAAAACGACTAATATGAATCTATCAGCAGAACAAATCCAATCAAATTGGGAAAAATTTATAGGTTATATTAATACCTACATCTCAGAACCCCGTAGAGATAAATTAAAAAAGTTTTATTACAAACATGAAGAAGAAATCATGTTAATGCCTGCTTCTCATAAAAAAGCTTACCATAATGCCTTCCCAGGTGGTTATGTAGATCATGTTAATCGTGTAATTGAAGCCGCTTTAGAATTCAACAAAACATGGTTGATGTTTGGAGTTGAAGAAAATTACACAGTTGAAGAACTTGTATTCTCTGCTTTAAATCATGATCTAGGTAAAATGGGTGATGGGAAAGAATATGCTCATAAACCATCTCAGGATGAATGGAGAAAAAAGAATTTAGGAGAAATGTATGAATTTAATAAAAAACTTTCATTCATGTCTGTTCCAGAAAGATCAATAAAATTATTAGTAGATGCGGGTATTACCCCTACAGAAAATGAATGGTTAGCTATTCGTTTACATGATGGTTTATATGATCCTGCAAATGAACCCTATTTAAAATCATGGATGCCAGAGTTAAAACCTCGTACTTCTTTGATTTATATTATTCATCAAGCAGACCTAATGGCTGCTAGAATTGAATTTGAAAAAGAGTGGATGCCTAAACTATACCAAACTCAGAAACCAAAATCTGAGAAGAAGAGTAATGTTAATATGAAAACAAAAACTTTGGGATCAATTAAAAGTGAAGGATTAAAAAATATGTTAAACAGTTTATGATAGAAATAATTTCCATATCAATATTATCAGTATTAGTAGTAATCTTTGGTTTTACTACTTTCAATTTGCTTAGAAAGAATGAAAAACAAGAAGATGTTCTTGTTGAATATCTTACATATTTAGATAGACTTTCCAAAACAATAGAAGCTTCAGATAAAAAATTAAAGGAAATAGATAGAGCAGGAACATTCAAATCCGATGATGAAGTTGGACATTTTTTTAAATCAATTCAACAACTTCAAGATATTTTAAACGATTTTAAGGTAAAAGAAATTAAATAAAATGCCTAGACGT